GCTGGAATAGTTCGCTTGGCGCACATCGCCCGTGACCAAGTGATACGGCAGGCCCAAGGACGCTGAGACCGATAGCAGTGTCCGGTATTGAAACGCCTCATAGCCGCCACCAACATCGGCGGGGCTGGAGAACTTCACGTCCTCCCCCGGAAGCAGCACCTGCAGCGTGCCAGGCTCCAGACTGACCGTAGCGCCGCTGTCATCGGTCGCCTCAATCTCGCCCATCAGCTGCTCTTCGGGTGCTGTCTTTGTGATGAAGCCCGCGAACATCGCAGCCGTCTTCTTGCGGTCCAGTTCGGCGTCATCATATTGGTCGAGCAAAAACAGCCGCACCATGGCAGGCGCCATATGCGGCAACCCTCGGATTTGCCCTGCGTCAATGGGGCGGTAGATGTGCAGTACGTCATCGGCTGGCACCCGGGTCGTCAGCGGCACTGGCATGGTCTGGTCCGTGCTGTCGCCGGGGTGACGGCGCCGGAAGTGATACGCCACACGCCGCCCGATCAGATCAAACTCAATTCCACAGCGGATTGGGTTGCCATTGGCGGCGGTCTCGGTCTTCTCAAAGGGCAGCATCTCAGACTGCAAAAGCTGCAGCTGGATAGGCACCAGCAGGCCATCCTCGGACCGTCGCGGGCGCATCCGCACAAAGCATTCGCCTGCAACGAACATCTCGCGCGCCACCATCGCCTGCAACCCATAGAAGTCGGTCAGACCGTCAGCATCCGCCTCATCGGTCCAGGCAAGCCAGAGCCGCTGCACCTGATCACGCAGAGCCGGATCCTCGATCAGCGACGACGGCTTGATCCCGTCACCCACCAGGTTCGACGCAAAGGCCTCGCAGGCATTGGCGGCATAACCATTGGTTACCACCAACTCACGCGACCGCGCCAGTAGACGCGGGCCGCCCGAGGCGACCAGCGAGTTGATATTCTCCAAGGGCGGTTGCCAGCCCCGCAAGCGCCGCTGCGACATTGCCCCTTCCAGTCGCGCACGCACGTCTTTTGGACCGCCAGTTCCCCGGCGGCGAAAGCCATCAAACCAGCCCATGCATTACAGCCCTTTGCTGGTTATCACGCGCACTTGCCGGATAATCTTGCGCCCCTCTACAGTCGCGATCTCGCGGTCCAGTACCTCAATGGCCCGGTCAATTTCGGCAATGCTGCGGTAATCGACAGTTTTACCGTCGTAACTGACCCGCGCCACGCCTGAGGAACGCTGTGCCGACAGTGCCTCACGGCGGGTTTTAAGGTCGGTGATTGTCGGCATGTTTACCTCATGTAACTTGATGGCATCGAGCGCCGCCGCGCCGGACTGCGCACAGCACGAATGGATCCGGCTGCGGGCTTGTCTTGTGACCCGTCACCGTTGCTGTCCCCGGCCACCTGCGCCTCCAGATCAACCCAGCGCGCCTCTGACCAGCGATCAGCCCCGACAATCCAGGCAGCGGCGCGGGCGTAGACCCGGCAATCCAGCGCCTCGTTGCGTTCGCGCAGCTTTTGCCATTCGAGCCGGGCGAAGCCGCGTTTGGTGCGCACCGTTACCAATTGCTCGGCAGTGAGCTGCTTGAGCCATTCGCTGTCAGCCCATGATGGTAGATGCACCGTGCCCGCCGCAAACGAAGCACCAGCTGTGATTTCTTCTGGCGTCGGACGATCCTGGCGCAAGAAGCGATAGGTTTCGGCCTTGAAGGTCGAGGTTGCCACTGACCAGAGCCGCGCACCGCGCCGCAAACGTTTGCCGCCGATGGTTGCGTCGACAAAGGTCGGCCCTGTCACCGGGCTGGCGCGATTAAACCCTTCCAGACCCTTAACAGGGGCCACTTGCGCAAAGCCAACCTGCCGCGCCCAAGCGTAAACCGCGCTGGTCTCATAGCCAGTATCAATAGCCAGCTTCGCGATTGCGAGGTGCAGGCCGCCGGGATGAGCCCATGTGCGCCCCAACAGATCACTGAGGCTCTGCCAGCACGCTGGGTCTCCCGGACCACCCTCGATTACAATGTGATCAATGAGCCAGCTTTGCAGGCCGCGTCCCCAGGCCCAGACATCAACCTCGATCCGGTCCTTTTGAACATCGGCACCTGCCGTCAGGAACAACCCACCCGCAGGGACAGTGCCGGGCTTCCATTCTTCCTTCTGCCCTTGCAGGCGCTGCCAATCGGGGGCTTCACCGCTTTCCATCCATGTCTCGCCCAGGGAGGTGTTGATAAAGGTCTTCATCATGTCATCCCCGCCAGCCCGCGCCGACAGAAAGGTCTTGACCATTGCCGCCAACCGAACCCAAGGCGAATAAATCTCGTTGAGATGGAACCCGGCGATGCCTGCAAAGGGTTGCTCTGCCACCCAGTGCCCTTTTGAGACCGACGCCCAGCGGGTCTCATCACGCCAAGCTGCATCGCAGTCCACGCAATGATACCGTGCGGTGTCCGGCTTGTGGCTGCCGTCAGCACCTTTATCCCACTTCACCTGTGGCCAGATTAGGACCTGCTCCGCCCCACACTCCGGGCACGGCACCCAGAACCGGCGCTGATCACTTTCCTCGAACGCTGTCTCAATTCGGCTGGCCCCCTTGTTCGTCGGCGTCGAGACCAGCACGATCTTGCGGTTCCAGAATGTCACGGTCCGCTTGCGCGCCAAATTGACCGGGTCACCCTCCGCACCCGCGCTGAACGGATAGCGGTCTACCTCGTCGCACAAGAGCAACCGGATCGGTCGGCTTGCCAGGCCCGAAGGCGCGTTGGCACCGACGATCGTCAAATGCCCACCCGGAAACCGTTTGTGCAGGATCTTGTTGTTGCCATCGCGCGATTTCGGATTGGCAATCTTGTTTTGCAAACACGGGGTGTCCCGCGCCATCGGCGAGAAGCGGTCCTTCGACCAAGTCTCAGCATCCCGCTCCGTTGGCATGACCACCATGATCGGTGCTGGATCGTGGTCGATATGAAAGCCGACCATATTAAGGATCGACTCGCTTTTACCAATTTGGCTGCTGGACATGATTACAACGGTTTCCGCCGCAGGATCAGAGATGGCATCCATGATCCCGCGTTGGTATTCCGCGCGGCTGGTGCGCCACTGGCCTGGTTCCGCGCTGGCCTCAGAGCTCAGCCGCCGGTTCTGATCTGCCCAGTCACTGATCGTCAGGTCCGGCGGTGGTCGCAGCACCGCCAGCGCCCTTGCCACTGTCCGCTTCAGGATCGGGGATCCCCGCAAGCTCAAGATCAGCTTCGAGTTGGACGTCTGGCTCTGCGAGATCATCTAGCACCTCGCGGATGGCGGCTCGGATCAGGTTCCGGGTATCTCCGACGGTTGATTGGTCAAAAGCCTGCGGGGCCAGCCGATCCGGCAGCGACAACAGGCGGGTTCTTAGAAGTGCGAGCACGGCGATCCAGGCAGCCTCGATCTGGTCGGCAGCGATCAGCGACCGGCGCTTTTCATCAGCTTCCATCTCGGACAGATCAGCGCGCGCCCGAATGAACCGTGCACGCTCTGCCATATAGTCGGGCGCACCGGCCTGGGCTTTCAAAGCTTGGTCGCGCAGGTAGCGCACATAGCCGCGTACCGACCCGATCAGATCATATTGCCCGCGCTCAGCCTTCGGGATCACGCCCTCTCGGCTCAGCTGTTGGACCCGCCGTTCTGACAGATCAAGCAGCTTGGCAATCACGCCGATGGGTTGGGTTGCTGCTGACATTCGTAAACCTCAAAATTTCGATCAACCATATGGAATCGTGTCGAATTCACTGGATATGGTCGGCCGCTAGAGCGAAGCTGACCCAGCAAACGACCATCGGAGAAATCACCATGGAAACGACCAGCATTTGCCTCGCCATCCGGAACCTGCCCGAGCATTTTGACCGCAGTCGTATCACCGTCGTGCTCGACGAGATCGAAATGGCTCTAATGGACGACGGCGGCGTTTACGCGAAAACATTTACCGACAGCTTCACCATTAAGATCGAGGTTCCCACGCATCAGCTTATGGATACCGCCAGCTGCCTGAAAGGCCTCGGCCTGATCTAATTGCGCGGACTTGCTACCCCGATAGCCTCGAAGTGCCGCCGCTGCAGGCCCATTCAGGGTTTCAAAATTATTGCAGGCTATGATACGAACTGCTGACTTACTCCAATTAAAAGGTCAGATGCCGGTGCCTCTCGTTGTCTACAGATCTGTCTTCAGCGCACTGATTGCCGCTTTTTTCGCATCAGCGGCCTTTGCAGACGTGCCAGTCATTCCACGGGGCGAGAGTTTTACTTGCACGCCGACACATGTCTGGGATGGGGATGGCCCCGTTTGGTGCAGTGAAGGGCCCCGGCTGCGGCTATCAGGGATTGCCGCGCGCGAACTGGATGGTAGCTG